TTCAGAAAAGACACCGTGCCAGAGAGTGTGCAATAAATGATCCCCGGATCAACAGACGGTGGCATATGGGCAATGATGCTTTGCCCAAGGAGGCCGCTATTGCTGAACGCCCCACTGGCATGAAGGCGGTGCCCGGTCTTGATCCCCTGGATCATCCGGTCCACGTCAGCAGCGGACAGCCTTCGCCCTTTCATCGTTTCCATTAGAAGATCGGCCTAATTGTTGCCGGTGCAACCGTTAGATCACACCCGAAACCCGTAAAGATCGACTTAAAGCCCTGGTTGCCTACCACCCCATCCCCGTTGTCCGGCGCGCCGGACGCGCCCGCTACGTAATAAATCTTTGACGAAACGGGTGTGGCTCCAAGAACCTCCCAGTGCTTCGTCACGGTATTCTGCTTCCGTTCCCCCTGAATCCAGACGTAGATGCTTTGATCGGCCCAGTCAAGGCGTTGCACAAACGAATGGGTTAGTATCGCCGAATGACTACGGCGATCTGTAATCGTTCTTGTAATGCCTAAATATAGGTAGCTTCCCTTAAGTATTGGTGAATCTTGTTCCCTACCTGGAACAGTCCACGGGGCCACCCAGGAAGATTCATTGACGGTACCGGCAACAAGCGCAGACTTTGATCGGCGCGTATCAATGGCTTCGAGTGATATACATTCCTCAACTTCCTGCATGAGCACGGGAAGTTCTCGGGGCGCGCCTTCAAGACTCATCCCAATGCCCTTCTTGTTCGTCGCGGTCGGGCTGAGGTCAAACAGAAGCGCCTCGCTTATTATCTGAATCTGGGGCGTGATCGTCAGGATGCCCTTAAGCCTTCCGTGGTACGTCGCCGTTCCCTCCAAGCTGGTATCGCCGACCCCAACTGCGTGAAGCGCCTTCGTCCCCAACCAGCATCGAACGGTTTGGGTGCGCATCGTCCCATCAATATCGTACCCGACGTGAACAATGTCCCCGTAGTGCGGCAAGGCGTCTAGACCGATTTCGGCTTCCAGACTGGCTGCGCCCGCGACATGGTGGCCCTCCGTGACGGTGTATTCTCCCGTGTTCTGGTCAAACGAGATGGCGTAATCTTCATGCGCGTCAGTCCATGTACCCGCCATTGGATTCCTCGATTCCGGTCCGTTCGGGGACGTTGTGCATCCCACAAACAGACATACCATGAAAACAGCGCACAAGGCTGATCGCCTCATGGCGTGGCTCCTAATTCAGAACGTCAAGGCTGAAAACCGCCTGTTTTGTGTCTGCAATTTCAGTATGAAGTTGGTTTAGATGTTCAATGATCTGGCGGTCATTGTTTTCTGATAGGCCCGGAGTCATCAGCAGTTCCCTCCATCCACGTTTTGCCCCAAGAGTTTGTGCCGCCAAAACATCATACCCCCCCTGGGCCAAATCTGCGGTTGATTGTTTTACCAGGTTGCTTTGCACCAAAGCGGATAGGCCGATTCCAGCCAACCCGCGGTAGCGTTCCGCTCGTGTTGCCTTATATCGGCCTGCGGCTTCCGACATAGTTACCTCTCCCCCGTGGGGCGTAGCGATCTGAATAGGCCCCCACAGTCCTGTTTTGGGATCACGCCAGTAATGAATTGGCTTGGCAGGAGAAATCGCAGGTGATGCTATCTGTGCGATTTCCTGCGCCTTTGCTGCCGCATCCATCCACCCAAATGCGCTGGCGCTCATACTGAACGCAATGCGTTTCTCTTTTTCTTCTTGGGCTTTTGCAAGTCTGTCGATCTTGGCGAGTCTTTTGTCCGCTTCGGCTGCGGCATCCGCAAATGCGGCAAAATAGACGCCAACACCAGCCAGCCATCCAAAGAAAGCCTTGACCTCGCGCCCAAACTTTACAGCATATTCTCCAAGTAACGCCCACCCTTCCTCGGCATAAAGCATATTTCTGCGTGCCGCCTGTTTGGCCGACTCACTATACCAAGACGGGGAGGGGCTGGCCAGCATCTTTTTCCGTTCGGACCAAAATACGGTGCCCGGACCCGCGATAACGTAACTCTGAGCTTTACGTCGTCGTTGAGTCTCTTCCTCAAGAAGATCGAGTATCGTTCGCTTACCCGCGAGTTGGCGGGCCATTTCGTTTGCGCGAGTCATTGTCTTTGTGTACTCGCTTGCCGCATGGACAGCCGCCAAGATTCCCGCAGCCAACGCCACGCCGGGGGTTCCTAAAAACCGGCCAACCCCGCCGGTGAGTTCCAAAACGCGAGAGACTGACGTTACGCGAGCGGTTCGGGAGACCAAGGCCAGAAGGTGTCGCCATGCGGTGGCGTCCCACCCCTTTCCAAGTTGACCTAATGCCGTTAACGCCCCAACGCCTTTTGTAACCGCTCCCATCGTTACGCCACGGACACCGGCCCACGCCGATGCGATCATCCCGGCTTTGCTTGCTCCCTGCGCTACTTGGCCCGCCGCTACTGCTGGGGCCATATACTGTGTACCTGCCGCCGTAGGGCCTAGCATCATCGCTCCGCCCGTGCGTTGCCATACGCCACCCGTCATCCCCGTGGCAACCGCTTGGCGAGCGCCGCCAGCGGAAAGCCGAGCGATACGTGCCTGACCAGCCGCCGTCGCCCCAAGGTACTGTGGGGCTTCCCCCGGGCGGATCAATACTCCACCCGTCAATCCCATGCCTTGAAGTCGTTGCCCCGCAGCCGTACCTACACTTCTGATTTGAGCCTCAGCAGCCGCAGCATTAAGTGCGTCAGATCGTGCATATCGACTCCGCGCCCGTTGCGCCATCCGCCTTGCATTGGCGGCTCGATCATCGGCAAGGTCTTCCGCCGACCATGTTGAATATCCGACGGCGGGTAGTCCACGGGAAATGGGAACTCGTGTCCCGGTCCCGAGAAGCACTTGAGGCCTGACCCACGGCGCGGCCCGTTGCCATGCGCGAATCACAGACGGCGGCGGGATCGAAGCCTGCATCCCGTTGACAAGCCGTTCTGCGCTTGTCATTACCCTCGTCCGGGCCAACTTCATGGCCCGGTTCATCTCGCGCATGTGGTCGCCAAGGGCCGTCTCGTACTGGTCCGCGATCTTGTCGATCCGGCGTTCCCTCGGCCAGAAGCGAGAACGACGTGTCCTGTCCGCCGGGCGAGTGTCATAGACGGGCACGGTGCGGCCAGCGGCAGACTTCACCGCCGCATCGTACTTCGTCATGTCCGCCCGGACTTCGACGTAGGCGACTGCGATAGGTGCGCCTGATTCCTCTATCGCCACTCACCGTCTCCTTCGGGCTTCGTTCAGGTGGTTCACAAGAAACTGCGCCAGGTTCTGAGCCGTGTCCACGTCCATCTGCCAGATGCTTTGCGGCGGGATGCCCAAGGCCAACAGGTGCATCTCTAGCCGCCGGACTTCAAAGGGCTCGCCGACCGCGATTCCGAATACAGTCGGTCCAGGAAGGGATCGTTCTCCAGAACCATCTGCCCGGCTTCCTCTTCGGGGAACGTCTGGTCAATGTCATGGACGCAACGGTACAGCACAAAGGCCAGCCCGGTCACGCTCCGGTAGAAGAAGTCGATCTCTTCTTCCGGCGACACGGGGACCGCAACCGCCGCGCCAATCGCCATCGGACTCCCGCCCCCCGGGCCGGACAGGGCGTCGATGCGTTCCCGACGGAGCTTGGCCCGTGCGGCTGCATGGTCTCCGATGTTGATCCGCCGGCAGTTGCGTTCCTTGCCGTTGTGGGTGAAGTTCAGCATTTCCATGTTCCGCCCTCCTCAAAGAAGAAACTCACGCGCCTACGATAGCGCCGTTGGACACGAACTCGACACGGATGCGGCCTTCGGATGTGCGGTTGTTGGCGCTCACGTCAACGGAAGTCACCTGAACGTTTCCGGTGTACGTCCGACTCGTCGTCGCCGTGAGAGTCACCGCGCCAGCCGTTACGACACCAGCGGTCGCGGCCAGGGGCGGGGCCCCGGTGATCGTCGGCGCGGCAGAACCCTTGACGCGAAGCACGATACGGCGTTCGTCATCGTCAATGGAGACGCCCACGCCGATGCCGTCCGAGATGTACGGCAAGGACACCTGCTGGCCCGTAGCCAGGATGAACACCGCCGTACCCGTCTCGACCAGCGGAAGGGGCGTCGTGTCGTTCAAATAGACGCCGATCTCGCCTTCGGTCGTGACCAATCCGCCGATGTAGGTGCGCCACGTCGCGGTTAACGCCGTGGTCTCCAATGCGGCGCACATCTGGCGATACCGCCAATACTCGGGGTACGAAATGTACGTCGGGCCGGTCACGGTCGTCGTGGGGACGACTTGGAATTCGGCCTCATACCAACCCGTCGCGCCGTTGAGAAGGTTCGTAGTCGCCAAGACCTCATGGTTCGCCGTGGGAGCAAGGGCCGTCAATCGCTGCATGGCCGGGGCGAAGTCCATGTGCCACTTGGTCACTTGGGTCGTGTAGCCGCCGACAAGCGCCACACTTCCCAGGAGACCGGATACGGAAACTGCGACTGCCATCGGTTCCTACCTCCAAATGTCCTTCACAAGCCCGGTATCCCGGGCGCTCCATACGGACCCGCGCAAGTACGGTTGCGCAGGCAATTGTCTTCCCGCCCAGACGTTCCACGCGCCAAACTCGACGTGGCGGGCGTACTCGACGTTGGTTCCATACCAAGCCACGGTTGGGGCAGCGCCGAGAACTCCAATATCGCCTTGGAGTCTTCCTGTGTCCACGGGGCATAACTCCTTTGCCTTCCCGGCCATGACCTGAACGGTTTTCAGGAGCCGAACAGCAACCTGAACGTGGACCTCGACGTCGTTCACGCCCGAGACGCCTCCGCCCGTGGGCGGCAGCACCATCGGCTTGCGTTCGCCTGGAACGTCCCAGATCGTCATGGCGTCACCACTCCCACGGCCATCGTTCTCTGAAACTCAAGCATGTACGTCCCGGTCACGCGCACGAACGGCTTGCTGTTGACCTCTTGCGGCAAGTCCTCGCGCCGGATTGAAATGAACCCGGTCACGGCCAGCGTCGTGTACTCGATCAGGTCGGCGATCTCGTCGTACAATTCGTAGGCCGCCGTCGCGTCCGATCCTTCCGTCCAGATCGTTACCTCGACACGGTGTTTTTCAACAACCACCATCGCGCCGCCAGCAGTCACGAAGTACCGCCGGATGCCACCGCCCCGTGGCGTCAGGACGATGTACGGCGTGGTGGCAGGCACGTCAAACGGATACCCTTCCCGGTGGACGCTGTAGCCAGCCGTCTCAAGGACTTCGGTAAGCTCGGCGTGCATGTCGTTCAGGGTACTCACGGCAGGTGGTCCTTGTAGGGGGCAAGCCGGGCACGTTGCTGACTGGTCAGATAACCTGAAACGGATTCACCGCTTGCGGCGGTCCAGGCGTACTCGGCCCGGCGTTCGCTCTGCAAGGTGGGGTTACGCGCGCCCGCGTTGTACATCTGCGCCACCAGTTCGCGGCACACGCTCAGAACTGCGTTGGGGATCGTCGAGTACCCGGCGGTCCACGCGACGTAGACGTTGCGTTGGCCTTCGGGAAACACCCCCCATTCGAGCATCAGCGCGCCGTTGTCCGCGTCGTACCTGAACGCTTCTTCGGGATCGTCCGGAATGAGAAGATACGCCGCTGTGTCACTGGCGCAGAACTGGGCGGGCATGAGTTGAAGTTGAGAAGAGCGGTAGGAGTCCAGGTTGCCCTGCACCGTGGCCGTCCAGGAGCCAGTAGCCGAGTTGATTGCAGCGGCCATGAGGGCCAAGGTCGCGTACCCGCTGAATAGGCGCGTCGTCGTGCCTGCCGAGGCCCCGTCGCTCACCAGGAGGACCACGCCTGTCGCGGTCACGGTCACGCTCGCATGGGTTGCATCCGAGGCCCCGCAGGTCACACTCAGGGCATTCAGGGTGTCAATGCTCAGTTGGGCTACGGCGGTCACGGGCACCTCGTCCAGATACAGGATGTTCTCGCCGGTCCCGTTGAACCACTTGGCATAGGAGCCTGCGACGAAGTGCCGCCCGCAGTAGTCCTCGATGACGTTCGTGGTCCCGTCCCGCAGTTCTGTTAAAAGCGTGTCGTAAGTCGAGACGGTGATGCGCATGTACCGTTTCAACTCGGCAATGGTCATCAGCGCGGTTGCGCCTGTAGCCGTGGTTGCGTCATTGAACGTGTTTCCCATCAGTCGGCGCTCGCCACAAAGGCTGTCGGGTTCGTGAAATTCACGTTGTCCTTCTGCGCGTACCTGTAGTAGGTGCTACCCGCGTCTAGGTAGAACGTCACCTGTCCGCTGGAGTTTGTCTGTTTCGTGCCAGCCACGACGGTCCCGCCAACGCTGCTCGTTACCCACACGTCGGCGTCAGCGACCGGAGCGCCAGTGGTGTCATTGCACGTCAGCGTGCAGGCATTGGCCCCGACGCCCTCAGTCTGGACGTTCGCCAAGCCTTCCGCAAGGGCTTCGGTTGAGTCGGTAGTCGGCGTGAACGTGCCCCCGATGTCCGTTGGAAGCGTCGCCGTCTTGCTCAGGAGTGCCTTAAAGGCACCGAGGACGGTGTTCACGCCAGTACCCGTCCATGCGCCCAGGCGGGCCAGGATCGTCGTCTGGTTCGCGGCGGTCGCTGCGGCCCCGGCGCTCAGGTTGTCCAGATAGCCTGCGCGGGTAGACGTGTAGGACGCCGCCTGAGCCAGGCTGGTCAGGCCAGAGCCCGTCGCGCCGATGCGGGCGAAGCTGTCGCCGGTCTGAACGGCAGACACCCGCACCGCCGTCCCCGTCCAGTCGAGCACGTCAATCACGTCCGGGTAGCCGTCGGCTGCCGCAACCGGACCCACTCCCGCCTGAACGTAGTGCAGAACTGCGTAAATGCCTTCTGGCGTCCCTGCGGGAACGCTCCCTCGGCGGTCGGATTTTGCACCTGTGCCCACGGCGACGGGGATCGCGTAGAGGGCGCGGTTAGCGTCATTCTCGGTTTCGAGCGAGCCATCCGCGATCTTGACGCACTGTCCGGCCTTTTTCAGGACGCAGTACGTTGTCCCCTCGCCGCCTTCGGGTCGCCAGAGTTCATTTGCCATCACAGCACCTTCGCAGGTTCTTCGACGGGTTTTGCCACGACGCCGAGCTTGGCGCACTCGGCGAGCAAGGCGTCCACCTTGGCAAGCTCAGCCGTCTTGGCTACGATCATCTCGTCACGCTGTTTCGTGATCGCGGCGCGTTGCTTGACTAGGAAGTCATACTCATACTTCGTCTTCACTGGCGCGGCCACGGGTATGTCCGTCACTTCGATGCTGTAGGCGTCTATTTTGGTTGCAGTGAGAGCCATGTTTGCCTCCTAGACGTAGGCGATCTGTTTCCGCGTGCCGCCGGTTTGCGTGATCCAAAGATTTGTTCCGTCCCATTCCACCGCGCCAGCTTCGGGTGTCGTATTCACCACACCAGCCGTGAACTTCAGCGGGGCGGTGCCTGCGGTGGCGGTGCCAGCCACCAGTATGAGTGGGGTCAATGTTCTAATCGTTCCTGAAAGGCCAATCGTTAGTCGTGCGGTACTGTATGACGCAATAGGGGATGAATTTGTAGCAATGAAAAAGTTGTTACTATTGCCATCAAAGCCAACCAATGCTCCTTGGGCAGAAGTTTCGAGCAGGTACAGCCCGGCAAGGTTATTTACAGCGGCCTGAATAGTCCCATAGACCGCACCCGATGCGTTTTGTACGTGTAGTGCGTAACTCGGGCTTCCACCAATGCCAACCTGTTCCGCAAAGTAAGCCCCGCCCGTCTTCCCGATACTCGCCAGCACAGCATCCGCCGCGTTGGTACATCTCAAGAAAACCCCATTCTCAGCGGTGACGTTGGTGATATCCCGCTTCAGCGTCAGGTTCGCGCCCGCTTCGGCCCACGTCCCGCCACCGTCAACGTCGCGCTTGAAGATCACATCCGACTGGTCAAGCGATGCCCCGAGCGCGTACTGCGCCACGCACCCAAGGCCGGTCGTGAACGGGATCGCAAGCCCCGCCTGGTTGACGATCACCTGCCCCGTGAACGTGGCCCCGGCGAGTTGGGCGTACAGCGCCAGGTTCGGCAGCCCGCTCAGCCCCGAGTAGGCGATCTGTGCACCGTCCCCGCCGACGTGATCGTGGGTGTCGCCGTTCGTCACGCCCTTGGCGATGGGCGCCCACACCAAGTCGCCTTTTACCTTTACGCCCGGCCATGTTATTTGGGGGGCCATTGCTATTCCTTCGGGGGCTCAGGGGGCAGGTCCGGCGCTTCCCACTCCACGGTCACGCCATCTTCGCCGTCGTACTTTTCAAGTTGACAAGCGACGGGCCTATCAAAGGGCAAGGCCGCAAAGTGACAGGCCACGGCGAGTTGCGCCTCCGTTGCCTGCAACTGCGCCTGCAACCCCTGTATTGCGCCAGCGAGGGCCACACGGACGACGAGAAGATTGGTCAGACTTGCGGCCTGCGAATGAGTCAGACGCACACTTTTCTTCACGTTCTATCTCCAATCCGTCCGCCCAGCTGCGGCGGGGTGCGCTATAACCTCAACTCGTGGGCGAGTAATAGATTGTGATGACCGTCGTGGCGCTATTGACACTGTTGTTGATGATGGTAAGGGTCAACGTGTCCGAGGGCGTCACCTGGGGGCGCAGGGCGGTCCCGGCGTAGACGATGTTTACCGTCTCTGTGTTAGTCGTGTGCCGGTTGGCGCAGAGCCCTTGCAGAACGTCTACGGCTCCATCATCGACCAACGTGATATCGTACTGGTCCGTTGGGGCTACGGTGCCGGGGTTCGTCTGGACCCGCAGGATGTGGCCGTCCATGTGGCCCTTAGTCAGGGCCGTAGCGGCGAAAGACCCGTCGCCGCTGTCGAACGTTACAGTCAGGACGGCCTTGCGGGTCGTACCCTGCTCGTGCCATTCCTGAACCAAGGAACTGTCGTTGTTGGCAGGCATTGCTTGTCCTTTCGGTACTACTCCCCGGGGGACCGAAGCCCCCCGGGGACTCTATTAGGTTACGCCGCCGTCACGACAGCCGTGGCGCTCAGGGGCCGATAGGTGAGGTAGACCGTGCCGATACCCGCCGTCGGGTCGGCGTTCTGGAGGATGAGGTCGATGCCACCAGGAACCACAATGGGGGCCGTCGCACAAGAGAGAGGGGCCACCGTGCTGTTCGGGGCATTTATCAGAGCCGCGCCGGAAGCGCCCGTGATGTAGAGGGCGTCGCCGATTGCCGCGCTGATGATGTTCAGGTCCGCGCAAAGCGGCGTGTTGCTCGCGCCGATGGTCGGGTCGGAATCCCACCGCATGTTGCAGGCGTTGGCGGACACCGCCGTGGTGATGTGGGTCACGAGGGCCAAAAGTTGAACCGGCCCGTTTGCCACGGTGAACACGTCCGTAACGGACCCGGCGTCCAGAGCCAGGCCGGTCTTGGCGACAGTGCGAATGTCCCAAGCCGCATTGGTCGCCAAGCTCGTTGCAGCAGTCTCGCTGTTCGTCACAAGCTGCTTGACGTACCCGACGAGTGTGTCCGTCTCGGTTACTGCACCCGCAGCAGCGGTGTCGGCCTTGTTGCCAACGACCTCATTGATCTGCGCGTTGAGGGCATTGTTCGCAGCCGGGACATCGTGGAACTCATCAATCACCACGATAGCAGCCGCAGCGGCGATGGCAGCCGTTACCAGTTGCTTCTGGTAGGCAACCATCGTGTCCGTCTCGGTCACAGCGTCAGCCGCAGTAGCGTCCGTCTTGTTCCCGATGACCTCGTTGATCTGGGCGTTGAGTTGGTTGTTGGCAGCGGGTACGTCGTGAAACTCGTCGATGACGATGGCCGCAGCCTGGATCGTCTCCAACCGTTCCAGCACGGACCCATCCGCATTGGCGACGACGTTCGTGGTCGCGGCGGTGTTGTTGGCGTCATCTCGCCCAAGCATCACGGCGGACTCATGCAGGATGAGGATGTAGTCACCCGTCTCGACGTTCTGGGAAAAGGCTGTGCAAGTGAACGTGCCAGTCGCCGTCACGTAGTCCGTGATCTGGCGGACCTCATCCTCGGGAGCGGCAGTGGCGCTGTTCGCGTTGAACAACACCTGCATGTAGAACTCGCCGTTGAAGAAGTCCGCGCCGTATCCGGCCAGGTCATCCGAGACGATAGCCGTCGTGCTCGCGGCCATGCCCGCATCGCAGACGCCCCAGGCAAACGCGCCCGGCTTACCCACGGCGGCCAGGATGTTCGTAAGCCGCGTCACGAGGGAAGTGTTGGCAAAGTCGCCGAGGATCGCGCCGACACTGGCCGTACCACCGGCGTTCGTGACGGTTCCGATCTTGTCGGTCATGGTCGTGATCGTCGCCAAGCGAGCCACCAGCGTATTGTTGGCGGCGTCTCCGATGATCGCGCCCAAGGTCGCGGTTCCGCCAGCATTCACCGGCGTGCCGATGAGGGCAGCAATGGCAGCAGCGTCGTCCACCGCCAATGCCCCGCCGGACCCGCCGGAGAAACCCGCGCCCGCGCCAAGGTCGAAACACTCGGTCACGGCCCAGGTCGAGTTCGTCGCCGTGTCCACCACGCTCTTGCTCAGGTTTGTCGTGGTCTTGGAGTAGAAGATCGAGTCCTTCACGTCCACGCCCAGGCAGGCCGTGTCGAAACTCACGGCACCCGTCACGTACTTGCCGTGGAAGATGCAGCTTTCGATGAGGGCATTCGTGGCCGCGTTCAGGCTGATAGCGGATTCCTGCTGGTCGCCGTCCACGTACCCGTTGAAGAAGCAACGCCGGAAGGTGGGCCGCACGGCGGAAGTCACCTTCACCCAAATGTCGGCCTCCACGTCCGTGGTGTCTCGGAACTCGCAGTCCTCAGCCGTGAAGTCCGCGCCGGTCACGGTCAGGCCAGTGTTCAGGCCGTCGAGAGCGCCCACAAAGAGGACGTTCTTGATCTTGATGCTCGCGGCGCTGATGGTAACGGTCGCGGCGGCAGCCGTCGCCAGCGTCAGGGTTGGGCGGGCCGCGCCTACGCCCTGGCCGATGATGGTCACGCCAGCCGCGTCCAAAGTAGCCGTCAGCGTTCCGTTGATCGTCTCGGCGTGGCCGGGCATGAGGTAGATGATGTCCCCGTTGCTCGCCGACACGCCATTTGTGGCGTTGAAGGCGTAGTCCAGGGTCAGGAAGGGCGAGTCCGGCGACTGGCCAAAGCCAGCGGCGTCGGCCCCGGTCGCACTGCCGGAGTCCACAAAGAAGCGATTCCCGGTGCTCTTGCCCTGATCGGCAATCGTAATGGCACCGCCGCCCCATCGTGCAAACAGTTCAGTTTTCGCGCCAGGCATGTTCTTTCTCCTTCTTGTCCGGGTTAGTCCGGGTAGGCGGGATTGCCTTGTCGGTACTGGACCGGATCATCTTGTCTCGTTGCGGCCTACGCCGCATATTGGTTTGTACTTCCATTACGTCTCCGGGGTGGGGAAGTAGGCCCTCGGCTATACCGCCTTGTGGCCTACTTCCCCGAGGTGCGTCTTTACGCCACCGGGCTTTCGAGTGTGCCAGCGTAACGCGGCTCGTACAGCTCGTAGAACGCGCTGTAGTAGTCGTTGTTCGCGCCAGGCGAAGCGACCACAAGCGTCAGACACGGATAGCCGTCGGGCAGCATGTTCTTCGTGATCTCGATGATGTACGTCTGGTCCGCCGAGTTGGCGAGATTGAACGTACCCGAGGTCACCGCCGTCTTGGTCAGCACGCCGGTACTGGACGCGCCGGTCCACATCCAGAGCGGAGTGAGGGCCGAAGTGGCCGTGCCAGTCAGAGTGCTGGAAGCATTGACGGTCACAGCCGCCGTGCCAGCCGCCCAGGCGTGGGTCATGATGACGATCCGCAACCGGGCGTAGTTCTCCATCGACACGTACTTGGCCGTCATGGCCGCGCCGGTCATGTTGTCGTCGCCGCCGTTGGCCTCGACGATCACGCTGTTTTGAGTCAGCAACATGGGTGTCGCTCCTTTCTAGCTTCTGGACGCAAGGACAACGAACGGGGAAAGCTTCTGCTCCGTGTCCTTGTACGGGGTCAACGCGGAGTTCCACAACGGCTGGGCGTCCACGCGGAAAGAGAACCGATACACCTGCTCGCCGTAGTCGAAACGCAGGTGGATTGACATGGCCGTTTGGACCCCCTTGGAGATTGAGACGTACTGGGACCAGTCGGCGAGGATGATGTCACCAACCGTGCCGAGCGCCGCAGCCCACTCGATAGGCACAATGGGCCGACCCATGAGCATCCCGTAGGGGGCAACACTGATCCCGCCCGGGGGCAGGTACACGGGCACGCCGCCCGTACCGACCTTCAGGTTCAGGTTCAGGAGTTGCGGGAGGATCGACTGGTTGATGAACCAAGCCGAACTCGGCCACGACGGAGCCCACATCCGAGCGTACATCTTGAAGATGTTCTCGCTCACGATGGTTGCGGCAGCCTGACCCGTTTCCTTGGCGACGGACACGAGGCAAGGGGCGGTCAACAGCCCCTGGGGGGCATTCGCGCCGTTGCCGTTCACCATCGCGTCGGAGACCATGAAGCTGATCTCGCGTCCGGCGGCGGTCGTGAGGTACGCGCCGAGGCCGGTGAACGAGTCCTCAAGCATCTCGTCCGTGACGTAGGCGAAAACGCCGAGTTTGTGGAGCTTCAGGGTCATGCGACGGAAGTTGGGTTTGGAGGCGGTAAACTGCCCCGCTTCGTCCATCCAGTAACCACGCACGCCGCCCTGGCGGGAACCCGTAGCCCGGCTCGTCTCGGCGTTCGCCAAGAGAGTCAGACTGTTGCCAGCGGTCGTCAACTGTTCCGTGCGGGCAATCAGGTTCTGCTCGGCGTAGACCCGTTCGCGGATCGTCTGGCTGACGACTTCGGGAACGAGGAACCCGCCGTCCGAGTCGATGAACTCGCCCATGCCGGTGATGGCCTTACCCTGCATCGTCTTCAGGCGTTCGTCCCAGCCGTAGTCGGACTTAGCATCCGACTTGCGGACCACGCGGGCGAACTGCCCGAAGTCCTTGAAGCCAGACATGGGGTCGTCTTCGAAGCGGGCCCGGACCTTGGTTATGGTCGGTTTGGGGCGCTTGGCTGCCTCAACTTCGGCGCTCTCGCGGGCCTTCTTCCGAAGGTACTCTTCTTGGGTGATCGCCGTGGGGTCGTCGCCGTCCATCAGGGACTTGGCGAACGCCTCGTCGGCGATTTCGACTGTTTGGTCTTTCAGGAACTTCTGGCCGTCGTGGTCAAAGTCCTTCAGGAGACACAACAGCATGGAAACGCTCCTTGCTACAGGTCAACAGGGAGTGTTCCATCCGTCTCTAGGCTTTGCTCACCTACCGGCTCGGGTGTCCGGTTCCGGCTTGTCCGGCCCTAACGGCTGTGGTACACAATCAGAGGGACATTTTCCCTCGAATACGCGCCTCTTCCTCGCGGCGAATCCGAGATATCAACTCGGGTGTCGGTTCGGTCGAGACGCGGATGATCTTCGGTTGTGGCGCATGGATTCGTATAATCGTGGGCACAACAGATTTGGCGGGAATGAATGAGCCACTATCCGCCGCCCGCTGTGCCTCGTCCGTCTTCCAAGCATCCTTGTGATACAGGTGGGCGTAAACCTCCAGGTCTTGTTTGCCCTTGAGGCGGCCCATAATCATGCCGTAACTCTTACCGCAATCGGCATTCTTGGTAAACCGCCGGAAACTATCCGGCTCAAAGTCGCCTATGTCGCACATGATACCCAAGTGCTCATTGGGGATAGGCTTCGCAATGTCCCACGGTTCCCCGATGTCGGGAAGTTCAATCTCCTTGGGCACCTTCACCAAACCCTTCTCGACCGCGAGGCTCAGGGCGTAGGGGTTGCACGGCACAGGGACCGCGCTGTACTCGAAGAGGGTAGACTTCTCCACGATCCCGCGCACGCCCGCCCAGTCCGGGCGATCTTGCACGTCCTTCTCCGTAGCCTTGCGGTAGCCGCCTTCTTTTACGCCGAAACCGATACTCCACGCCCGCATGAACCCGCCCGCGTAGAGTTTGAAGACCTCGTCCGCGCGTTCCGTCTCAGCAAACTTCGGCTTGGAAATGACCTCGTGCTCTCCGGTTTTGGTCCACAGAGCTTTAGCGATGGGTGGTTCGCCGTACTGGTGGGCGAAGAGCACGATGGGGTTATTGTTGAAGTCCGTCAAGTCAAGGCCGCCGGGCAGCACCACTTCGTCGTCGCGGTCCTTGTGGTCGGTCGTGATCCGCACAACCAGTGTGCGCTTCGGCTCCTCGACGTCCTCGATCTTGGCCGTCATGTCGTCGAACATCTTCATGCCGTCAGGCTTGTCCATTGGGCTTCCTCTCAGGTTGCGCAGCGGTTTGAGCGGCGCGGGCCGCATTGATCTCGGCCTGGCGTTCTGCCACGGCGTAGGCGTCGCGGGGTTTCTCGCCCCACGCTACGACGTCTTCGTTATGGGCCTTCAGCACCATGTTCGGGGCATACACACCTGCTTGAAGATACGCTTGTTCGCGCTTCAAGTCAAACTCGAAGTCGCGGGGCACCGGATCGTCGAAGGCCACAAACAGTCGGTCGTCGTACTTCGGCATGAGCGTCCGGTTCAGCGAGTCCTCAATCAACACGCACCGAGGTTTGATCCCGTGCGCGGCGTGCATGTACTCGCCTTCCTTCGCCGAGGCGCGGTTCACGTCATGGGGCGATAGGATGCTCATGGGCACGTCGAAGGCGTTGGCAATATCCTCGCGTTTCAGTTGGCGGTTGTCCCGCGATTGCATCTGCTGCTGCGTCAGGCCGAACTGTTTGAAGTCCATGTCGGCGTTGACCACCGTGAACTTGTTCGCCTTGGATGCCCCACCAAAACGGTTATTCCACATCTTCTCAAGCCGTTCGCGTTCCGGTCGTCCGATGACCCCTTCTTTCACGACGCCGATCAGCGAAGGAATGGCCCCGTTCGCCAACATGGCAAAGTCAAACTCAGTCATTTCATGGTAGACCCGTGCGTCCAGCCCCACTGCCTCAAGCGGCGACAGCCCCCATATCGGGTCCGCCGGATCGGGATGGAAACAGTGAATGACCGAATCGGGTTCAAGGGGTATATCTTGTGCGTTCTTGCGCAGCCAGTACCGTTGAATCACCTCAACCAGGTTGGCCGAAACCTCAATCCGCACCTTGTCTGGGGGAAGGACAATCAGGTACTCCGGCCCAATCTCGCCGTCCACGATGTACCCGAAGAAATCCCCAACCAGGTCCATGTGCATCAGAATCATGCGTTTCAGTTGCGAACCCGTCAGGTGGGGATTCCCCTTGTCCCAAAGGGTATAGAAGGGGTGATCGTCAACCACTTCCTCAACCGTCACGGCCTTGCGAATGAACGCGGCAAGATGCTCAGACTTTTCAAGCTCCGCGCATCGGGCATCTGAAACGGCCTTGGTGCGGAAGAAGGTACGCGTCGCCTTTGACTCGCGCACGAAGTACAGCCGCATCCGCGTCCTCGCCACGCCCAAGGCGTTCTTGCTCACGCACCCATAGACCCACTCGCGGTACATCTTGAGAAGCTGGGTCGCGGTGAGTTTGCCCGTCGTGGGTTGAGACTGTGTGCCCGAGTAGCCGACGGAAACCCCGGCCACCTCAGCGGCGGTTGCTTTTACGTCTTCCGGCACGAGTAGGCCGGAGTCCAACGCGGCGTAGCCCATAAAGTCCTACCCAATGGGGTATTTAGACGGCACTGTACCAGCATTTGTGTGCCGTGTCAAGAGAAATCGTCAAAAAGTGTCCCAGATCGCCTCGTTGTCCGTCCGACACCATCCCGCACGCTCAGGGATCAACACCGCCTCACGTTCAGGGTCCAACGGGTCCACCCGTTCCGTTTCCGCCCAATCCCCCATGACGTGAACGTGAATCGGGTTCTTGTCCCGGCTCGCTACGGCGTACCGAATCATGTCCGGCCCATGATCCGCTTCCTTCACCGGTTGGTCCTTCGCAGCGTTCTTGTCCCACGTGTACCCCTCAATCTCCGCCACAACCTTCCGGCACCCAGGCGATACCGTCAACATCGCCGTCCCCAACGCACCGTCCACGCCCAGTCGCGCCTGCACCTTCCCAATGCCCTCAAGTACGTCGTTGTTCCCGCGCACCATCGGCAACTCTGCGTTCCGCATGGCCCCGATGATCCCTGCCGCCGCCGGGTCCGCATAGATCGCCTCCACCTCCCCGTACTGCGCGTACTTGTTCAACACAGCCCTCACCAACGCCACCTTCTGCTGCTCAAGCAGCCCCGGCGCATGAACCTCCGCAAATAGGTGATACCGCCCCAAGCTGTCCTCCCCAAACAACCCAAAACAAAACGGGTTCGTGTACCCGTCGTCGATCCCCCCAAACCACACCTTCATGTCCTCCGGCTTACGCTCAACCATGTGAACCCCACGGTCCCAGTTCGCCAGCACCAACCCCTCAAACTCACCCCACTTCCCCAAAAAGAACCGCTCCCGAAAGTTCCCAGGCATGTCCCCCATCGTCTGTACGTACTCCGCCGAAAGCGTCGTGTTTTCCGTCATCGGCAAGAAATGACACCCCCTCAACGGATGTCTGTCTTCCGGTCGCTCCGGCTGAAACTTCTCGTACAGAAAGTGCGCCCGACCCGCAGGGTTCGTTGCCAACACCAACTGCGGGTTCGGGTCCGCCGCATTCCGCATACCGCCCAGGATCATCAAGTAGTCCTCTTCCGTGATCTCCCGCGCTTCGTCTATCGCTATGCACCCCGGCTCATACGATCCCAACCGCGTCTCTTCGTCGAGGCCCATCCAAAGGATCGTCCCCCCACCCTTCACGTTGATCTGCCTCGCCGCCCAGTTGATGTCATACGTCCCAGGAGGCAGCACCGC